TTTTGCAGAAGCAACAGTTTTAAATAAATGGAATTACTTAGAACTTGCTTTTATGGATACTTTAGTAAAAGTAGGTAAATTAGATAAACCAGGAGTTATACGTAAATTTTTAAGACTAGGTTTAAGCCCAAAAACAATTAGTACAATTTCTAAAAGATTTGGAATACCTGGATTAGTTATATCGACTGCTATTGATGCAGTTAGAAACATGCCAGAGAAACCTTCTTATGTTGAAAAGTCCGAGCAATTAAAACAAGGAATAGAAGATTATTATGAAGAAGGAGAACATTACAATCAAGGCGGCCGTGTAGGTTATAGAGTAGGAGGCCTTATAAAATTATATGAAACTGCAAAAAAAGTATATCCTTTACTTAAATCAGGAGCTAAAGAAGAATTAGCAAAACTTTTTAATATTCTTAAAAAAAATACTATAACAGTTAAGCGAGGAGAGTCAGGTACTACGGGAGCAAGTGGTCAAGGTTTTACTGAATATAGAGGAAAATATTTTAATCCCCCTGAAGGAGGTTTTGAAGGCGCTGCGGCAGACGCAAGATTTTATAGTAAATTAGGAGGGAAAGAAGGAAAACCTAAAGTATTAACTGCTGAATTAACTCCTGAAGAAATAATAGAAGGAAAACGTCTTAGAGGTTTAGATGTTGATGACCCAGAAATTGGAGATATAATATTACCAGAATCTGCTGAAAATAAAGTTAAAATAGATTATCTTAATACAATACGAGCAAGAATAGAAAAAATATTAGGTATGGCCGAAGGCGGCCGTGTAGGTTTTGACAAAGGATCACCAAAGAGCCCAGGTAGAAGAGCTTTTATAAAAGGTGTAACTGCTCTTGCAGCATTACCTATCGTTGGAAGGTATTTTAAACTTGGAAAAGTTTTAGAAAGAGCTGGACGTTACATAGGACCAGCAATAGAAAAAATTAAAGGCATGCCAGAATGGTTTCCGTCGCTCGTTAAAAAGCTCTGGAACGAAGGTGAGGATGTAACTAAACAAGTGGCTTATAAAGATAGACAAGTTGTTAAAAGAGGTACGCTTGAAGGTGGTGATGATATAGATATGATTTATGACATGGATACTGGAGATGTAAGTATAGATGTAACTCCTAAAAAAGGAACTTATGAAACAAAAAGTGGAGCTTATAACAAAGAATATTCTTTAGACTATAAAAAAGGTAAAGTGTTAGAAGAAACAGGTAAAAAAACTCCTGATGATTTTGGTGTTCGTGAAATAGAAGGAAAAGCTGATCCAGAAGCTATGGACGTAGATTGGGACATTAATGAAACAACTATAGATGATGCAATGTCTGATTTAACAGAAATTGAAGCATTTGCTAAAAATAAAACAACTAAACAAATTCATAAGAAGAAAGGGACTAAGCCGAAAGACGTATTCCCTGATTATGATCCTGGCGACTATGACATCGACTAAAAGATTAACAACTACAGTACCCCCTAAAAGAGGGCCTAATCCACAGTTGAATATTCCTTTAAAAAAGGTTACAACTACAATATCGGAGAAAATAAATGGCAGAAATAGACAAGTCTTTACCAAACGTAAAGCAAACACTAAATATTCCTAATCCACAGGATGTAGCAATTGCAGAACAAGAAGTACAGCAAGATGTTGAGAATCCTGTTGATGTACAACAGAATGAGGATGGCAGTGTAGATATAAATTTTGACCCTATGGCAATGAATCCAGGTCAAGATATGGGCCATTATTCCAACTTAGCAGAATTATTACCCGATGATGTTTTAGATAGATTAGGAAGTAAACTTCATCAAGATTATTCCGATTATAAAACTTCAAGAAAAGATTGGGAAAGAGCTTATACGACTGGATTAGATTTATTAGGATTTAATTATGATGATAGATCAGAACCATTTAAAGGTGCATCCGGTGCAACTCACCCAGTACTTGCTGAAGCTGTAACTCAGTTTCAAGCTTTAGCTTATAAAGAATTATTACCCGCAGAAGGACCAGTTAGAACTCAAATAATTGGTTTACCTACACCTGACAAAGAACAACAGTCTCAAAGAGTAAAATCTTTTATGAATTATCAATTGATGGATCAAATGAAAGAATACGAGCCTGAGTTTGATCAAATGTTATTTAATTTACCATTAGCAGGATCTACTTTTAAAAAAGTTTACTACGATGAATTAATGCAAAGAGCAGTTTCTAAATTTGTTCCTGCAGATGATTTAGTGGTTCCTTATACAGCAACTTCATTAGATGATTGTGAATCTATTATTCACGTTGTTAGAATGTCAGAAAATGAATTACGAAAACAACAAGTGGGAGGATTCTATAGAGATATAGAAGTTAATCCAACTCACATTAATGAAACTGAAGCAGAGAAAAAAGAAAGAGCTTTAGAAGGTGTTTCTAAGGGTAGAGATGAAAGAATGTATTCTATTTTAGAATGCCATGTAAATGTAGACTTAGAAGGATTTGAAGATGTAGGCCAAAATGGAGAACCTACAGGAATTAAACTTCCTTACATTGTAACTTTAGAAGAAGGCACAAGAAAAATTTTATCTATTAGAAGAAATTATGAAGTCGGTGATCCATTAAAAAATAAAATTAATTATTTTGTTCACTTTAAATTTTTACCAGGACTTGGTTTTTATGGTTTTGGTTTAATACATATGATTGGTGGACTATCAAGAACAGCAACAGCTGCATTAAGACAATTGTTGGATGCTGGAACCTTGTCAAACTTACCTGCTGGATTTAAAATGCGTGGAATTAAAATGAGAGATGAAGCGCAGTCAATCCAACCTGGAGAATTTAGAGATGTAGATGCTCCTGGTGGAAACTTAAAAGATGCTTTTATGATGCTTCCATTTAAGGAACCATCAGCTACGTTATTACAACTTATGGGTGTCGTGGTACAAGCAGGACAAAGATTCGCATCCATTGCGGACCTGCAAGTAGGAGACGGGAATCAACAAGCAGCAGTGGGCACGACAGTGGCTATGTTGGAAAGAGGATCGAGAGTAATGTCTGCGATTCATAAAAGATTATATGCTGCAATGAAAAAAGAGTTTGGATTATTAGCAAGAATTTTCAAATTATATCTACCTCCGATTTATCCGTATGATGTCGTTGGTGGTCAAAGACAAATTAAACAATTAGACTTCGATGACAGAGTAGATATATTGCCAGTTGCAGATCCAAATATTTTCTCTCAAACTCAGAGAATCTCCCTCGCACAAACGGAACTGCAATTGGCTGACTGCTGCAGTGGAGAAAAACTGCTTAGAACACATAAGTTTAATGGCACAAGAGCAAATTGAATTAGAATTTAAGGATGAATTGCAACAATTAGCGCAAATGCAGCAAATGATGCAACAAAATCCGCAAATTCAGCAACAAATGGTACCTTTACAGCAAAAAATTGAAGCTAGAAAGGCTATTTTGATCGCTGAAATGATGGAAGACTTCAAAAATGAAGAGAAAAAGGTTACTTCTCAATTTGACCATGATCCAATTGCTAAATTAAGATCAAAAGAGCTTGATATTAAGGCAATTGACAACGAAAAGAGACGAAAAGAAGCTCAAGAGAAGTTAAATATCGATAAAATGAAGGCTATGATGAATCAAGGTATTCAAGAAGATAAATTAGACCAAAACGAAGAATTAGCTGAATTAAGAGCTGATACTTCACTTGAAAAACAAGAAATGGCGAATGAAAACAGATTGACACTCGCTAGAATGAAACCTAAAACAAATGGAAGGAGCCAATAATGACAAAAGGACTAGGTTACGCACCGACAGGGAAATCTAAAGTTATTTCTACGCCGGATGCAAATAAAAACAATAAATCTGTTCCATCTAACAAAGATAAGAGAGATACTAATCCTGTTAAAGGAACAAGAGCTGCTAGACCCCAGAAACCAGTAACTTGGTATTAATATGTGGTTTTCAGCAATTAAAATGGCTTTAAGCGCTGGTAGTCATATTTATAAAAAACGCCAAGAGACAAAAATGCGTATGGCAGATGCTCAATATCTCCATGCAGAAAAAATGGCCCGAGGCGAGGAAGCTTACCAGGGCAAACTTTTAGAAGCTCGTCAAAACAGCATTTCCAGGCACTGCCGAGCTGGTTTACAAATTTATGGATTCTTGTCTGCGCGAGTATTTTTGGCATAAAGGGAACTCAAATATTTAGAAATGGTAAGAAATAATGCCTTTTAAATCAGAAAAACAAAGACGATACATGCATGCTAACCATCCTGAAATCGCAAAGAAATGGGAGCGAAAGTATAACAAAGGTGGAAGAGTAAAAGCTAGTCAAGGTGGATATATTGGAAGATATATTAAAGGTGATCTTGGTGGAGTTAAAGTTTCAAATCCAAGCTATAAAAAATACTATAAAGGTTTGGTATAAGTGGATCCATTAGTAGTCGTTGCTAAATTACAAAAAGTTTTACAACAAAATCTTCAAAGAATTGGTGACACCATGATTAGTGGTGGTATTGACAATATGGAGAAATATCAGTATATGTTAGGACAAGCACGTGCATATCAGTACGCGCTTCAGGAAATCTCTAACCTGCTAAAACAGAAGGAGCGAAAAGATGGAAAAGGAAACGTTATCGACCTCGGAAAAGGAAGTTCCAAAACTTAGGAATGCTTTAACCGATAAGTATAAATCAGGGGAAAGAGAGCCTCTAAATCCAGAAAATATTCAAAAGCAAAAAGAACAATTGCCTGATCCATCAGGTTGGAGACTTTTAGTTTTACCTTTCGAAAAATATCCAACGGGACCGTGGTGTAAAAAAGGTGATTGGGTTATTTTTGCACGTTACGCAGGATCAAGACTACCCATCGAAGGCTGTGAAGTACGCTTGTTAAATGACGACGAGGTTTTAGGAAAAATAGATAATCCAGAATCCGTACTTCATAATATTTAATCATAGGAGGAAACTATGCCAGACAAAGAAGAAAAAACAGTTGATATAGATACATCCGGCCCAGGTGCTGATGTTGAATTACCAGAAGAAAAAGTAACAGAAACCACAGAGGAACAAAATGAAACTGTTCAAGACAGTCCTAAGTCCGATGACACATCTGAGAAATCTGATGTCAAGTCTGATGTTCAGGAAAGCAAACAAGAAGAGAAACAAGAAACTAAGGAAGACGAGAAACAAGAAATTAAGACAGAAGAGAAACCAAAAGAAGAATTAGAACAATATAGTGAAAGTGTTCAAAAGAGAATTGCAAAGCTGACTAAAAAATGGCGTGAAGCGGAAAGACAAAAAGAAGCCGCTTTAGATTATGCTAGAGGTGGTCAAGTAGAGCTTACTCAATTGAAAACTAGAATGGCTAAACTAGAGCCAAGTTATGTAACTGCGGTTGAGAATAGAGTTAAATCAGGACTAGACGCTGCTAAAGCTACGCTTGTAAGAGCTAGAGAAGCAGGTGATATAAATGCTGAAGTTGAAGCACAAAAAGAAATAGCTAGACTTGGAATGGAAGAAGTAAGAGTTAATACTCTTAAAAATAAACTTTCAGATCAAAAAGAAATGGAAGTAAAAACACCTTCTTTAGATCAAGCTCTTAGAACTCCACCAGCAGATCCAAAAGCTGAAGAGTGGGCAGAAAAGAACGAATGGTTCGGAAAAGACTCTGCTATGACTTATACAGCGTTTGATTTACATAAAAAACTAGTTGACGAACAGGGTTACGACCCTAAATCAGACGAATATTATGCTGCGATAGACAAGCAAATGAGACTTGACTTCCCACATAAATTTGATAGAAAAGAGTTATCGGAGGGCTCGACCAAACCGACACAAACAGTAGCGTCAGCGACGCGAAGTGTAAAACCAGGTCGCAACACCGTGAGACTCACATCATCTCAGGTAGCAATCGCTAAAAAATTGAATGTGCCACTTGAAGAATATGCGAAACAACTAAAAATCACGAAGGAGGCATAAGCATATGCAAAACGATAAAATAAAAACTTCCCGTGCGAGTCAAACAAGAGCTAATACAGCGAAAAAAACTGTTTGGACTCCACCATCATCTTTAGATGCACCCCCTGCACCAGATGGGTACCATCACAGATGGATAAGAGCCGAGTCAATGGGATTTGATGATACAAAAAACATGGCCGGTAAACTAAGATCAGGATACGAGCTTGTAAGAGCTGATGAATATCCAGGTCAAGATTATCCAGTTCTGGGTGAAGGAAAATACAAAGGGGTCATCGGAGTTGGCGGCCTATTGCTGGCTAGGATATCTAATGAGCTCGTTAAATCGCGCGAAGAGTATTTTAATAAAATAACTCAAGACAAAGACGACGCAGTTGATAACGATCTTCTGAAGGATCAGCACCCAAGTATGCCGATCAATAGTGAGAGGCAGACTCGTGTAACCTTCGGTGGAACAAAGAAAAGTTAATTTTTTAACGATTCCTAATCCAACGAATTAAATTAAAACTGTACTGGAGGCCCTTCGGGGCAGGTACATTAGGAGATAAATATGGCAAATCAAGACGCAGCTTTTGGTTTTAGACCGGTAAGATCCCTTACAGGTGGACAAATCAGAACAGAAGAAGCTAATATTGCCGCAAACTACGACACAGCAATTTATACTGGTCAAGTAGTTGAAGCAGTAACAGCAGGCGGTGTTGAAGCAGCAACAGTCGGAGACGTGCAACAAGCAGGTGTTTTCGCTGGTGTGTTTTACACTGACCCAACAACAAGTAAACCAACATGGAGCGCTTATTATCCAGCAAGCACTAATGCTTCGGATCTTAAAGCATCCATATACATGGACCCAACCATTGTGTTTGAAGCACAACACGATGGCACAGGCACAGCAGCCCTGAACTTTTCTTCAGGACTTTTTGTAGGTACAGGTGGAAGTACTATTACTGGTCAATCGACTCAGGAACTAGATACATCTACATTTGGAACTACTGCTGAAGGACTTAAACAAGTCGGAATTTCAGTAGACCCTGATAACAGCGATACAAGTTCAGCTAACTGTAACGCATACGCTGTGTTCAACCAAGAAGAACATGTATTTACATTCGCAACAGGCATATAAGGAATAGGAGAATAAATTATGGCTATATCACGATCACAACTAGTAAAAGAACTAGAGCCAGGATTGAATGCACTATTCGGCCTGGAATATAAAAACTATGCAAATGAGCATGAAGAAATCTTTAGCAAAGAAAATTCAGACAGAGCTTTTGAAGAAGAAGTTATGTTATCTGGATTCGGAAATGCTGGGGTTAAACCTGAAGGTCAAAGTATTAACTATGACGCAGCAACAGAAACCTTCACAGCTCGTTACACGCATGAAACACTTGCTTTAGCTTTCTCAATTACTGAAGAAGCAATTGAAGACAATTTGTATGATAGACTTGCGTCTAGATATACAAAAGCATTAGCTAGATCTATGGCTAACGCAAAACAAGTTAAAGCAGCAAATGTTCTTAACAGAGCGTTTAACAGTTCA